CGAGGAAGGAACCGCCGTCAATGCAGCGCCGAACGTTGCTGGCGACGGACCGGGCGTGCCGGACACGAAGTCCGATGCTGCGCACGACGCGTACAAGAAGAAGCGTATGGAGGAGTTCAGCAACAAGATCGATCCTGTGGACAACATCAAGGACATCGTGTCGCTGCTTTTGCCTGCCTTCATTCATCAGGTCTCAGGAGAAACCGGCATCTCTTTGGGATCGGCCACAATGATGAGTCGTGAGATTATGTACGAACGACGTACTCACGCATTGCAGGCCGCGCGTTTGAAGCGTAACAACGAACTTGACGCTCGCGAGGCAATGCCGAAGACCTTTCTCAAGCATGAGGCTGGTCCGAAAGCGAGCGCAGCGCCCCGTGGAATCACGCAGTACACTGAGGAAATGGCCATACAAACGGGACGTGTTGGCCTCCTTATCAAGGAAGTACTCAAGAACTGCAGTTTCTACCAACCTGGCAATTCACCGCACGATATCGCTATGTCCATTCGCAGACTCACTGAGATAGCGATGCACGCAGCGAACACGGACAAAGGTGGCAATGTTAGTGGTCTGCACGACACGGATTACTCCAAGATGGATGAGACGATCAGTGAATGCATCTATTCATGGTTCGTCGAGTTTGTCCTGGCGTTTGTCCACAAATCCGACTACGAGGAGGTCAAGCAAATACTCGCGTCGAATGTGGATTTCACGACTATGCTCAATGGAAAGCCTACCAAAACTGGCTTCAAGAACAACAGCGGTTCAGGTGTCACCACGGAGTTGAACACCGTCATTTCCGCATTCATTGAGTATGTGTCTACGTGCCTTGCAATTGCGATCCATGTCCATCGGTCGCGCGACGACAATGAACTGGACTTATCGACAGTCAAGAAGAACACGGTCCGCAAAGCACTCAAGAAATACGCGGAGAAGGGTTCCCTTGTTCACCTCTATTGGGGGGATTTCATGTTCAAGGACAAGGACGTCGATATGTACAGCATTCCGTACGCTGTCATCGGACCGAAATTCGGCGACGACGGCGTCGGGCCTCATCTTCCTAACATCTCAGACGATGACTGGAACGCTGCCGCGACTTTCTTCACGAAGTCGATCGGGATGAAGCTCAAAGTTGCGTTTTCCCGCCCTGAGGACGGCACTTTCTTCCTCGGGCGGCATTATCCAAAACCATTGGAATCGCTGGCTTCGTACGCGGATGTTCTCAAGGCACTCCGCAAGCTCTCCGTCGCGCGCAATCTCGACGTGGAGAAGTACAAGCACAAGCTCCTTGGCTACTGGACGACCGATTCGAAAACCCCTGGTATCAGCGAATACCTAACCGCCGTTGCGAAGATGTACGGAGTCGATCTGCAGTGCTATGAGAATCTGCCTGATTTCGACGAAGATGGCCACCCCAAACTCACGGTTGAGATGGCTAACCTCCTCGCAAATGACCGTGAAGTGTTTTACCGCGTGGCTGGCGGACCCTACTGTGTCGAGGACGAAGACGTCCCGATGATGACAGAGGCCATTGCTACTCAAGTTGGCTTTGCGACTACCGCGGAGCTTGAGCAATGGTTGGCGTCCCTAGCTGAATGCTCGACTTGGGAGGAAATCGATGCCTTCCAGTTGCCAGGAATGGACTTTGACCCCGACACCGAACCGGAAGGAACGGTGCGGATGGACGGTCCAGTCGAGAACCTTCTTTCCGCCGATGTTATTCAGAACGTGACTCCAATTTGGTCTGATTTGTCCGAATTCTCGTTCGATGAGCTGGTGGAAGCAGCCGAGTTTGCGCTCGAGATGCTCCTCACAGAGGAAGACGGTTCCCTCATCCCACCCTCCGCTGCGGCGTGAGGTGGGATGCGACGACCTTCTCAGCAGACGTCACTTTCTATGTGCACATGCGCAGGATGGTTCTGGGCGTCTGTGATCGTTAGGCTTTGCTGCCGAATCGGTCAGGCTGAGTGAGAGATTGACCCCTCGAAAAGCTACACGCTTGCGCACTCTTACCGGTGCGCGAAAGAAACTCGGCGAGCAACTCATAGCTCGCCATGGCGGAATCCGCCTCCACGATGACACCCCAGCAGTTAGTGTCGGCCGTACGTGGCAAAGATCCAATGTACGGCCTTTGCAGCTCTCGACAAATCACAGACGAGGGCTGTGATTGGCTCAAGTTTGCCCTGGACCCGTTCCATGACCTTCAGCTTGATAACCTGCGCGGCTACCCAGACGTCAACACGGAACCTACCGTGATCGTCAAGGTCCGCCAGGCCATAGAGCTGTCGGCACCGGCAGGCTTGCCAGCCAACACGAACTGGGATTGCCACCTTGCACTTTCTCCTATCGATTGGGCCAAGCCCAATGGTACCGTTAATCACCTCGCGTCCGGGCAATCCGGTTACAACGTGACGGCTGAGGTACATCCGATGGGTCAGGGCATTGGGCACCCCGCAGGCGAAATCTCTGAGATGGGCACGGGCCTTGGCAGCACTGACGCTGTCACAGCCCGGCTTGACGGTCTAGTCATTAACTCGGTTCCGGCCGGGCTCGCCAATGGTGGGGACATGACCTTCACGCCGGGACATTGCCCGGCCACGCCGACGGCTGGCTACTCAGTCGAGAACATCAACCTCGACAAATATCTGGACTATGACAGCACTGATCTAGGCGTTTACCGCTTGGTCTACTCGGGGTTTGAAGTCGTCAACACGACCGCTCAGATCTACAAGCAGGGTGCTGTCACTGTCTACGAATACGGGCATTCCTACGAGAACGCCCAGGCGACGGGTCTATTCGACGTGAACTATGGCGACAAGTCGGGCAGTCCGCCGGCTCCAGCCAGATTCGTGCCAAACACTTTCGCCACGAATCAGTTCCGCTCGCCGCCAAACTCCATCGCGGAGGCCAAGATCATGCCCGGAGCACATACGTGGGCCGCGCAGGATGGTTGCTACTGCACCGCCAAGTTTCAGGGAGAAAACCCGTTTCAAGGCGCGACCAACCGCAACTACATCATCCAGCAAAACAATCCATCAGCTGGAACTGCGTCGGGATACAACACCACGGCATCGGGTAACACGGTGGGGTCATTTGCCTCACCAGGTTTTGCGGGCCCAGAGATCATCTCTACCAAGGGGATCGTTGGAGGCACCAACCCGCTTTATGGTCTTGATCCTGGCATGACAGCCGCTCCCGCGACGCACTTTTCGCGGATGTCCACCTCAGGCGCATATTTTACGGGCCTGTCGCCACAGACAACTTTGTTCGTCACGTGGCGAGTTGGCATTGAGCGGCTGCCAGCAGCCAATAAACCGACCTTCCTGGCACTGGCACAGCCAAGTGCCACGTTTGATCCAAACGCGCTCCTGTTGTACAACCTGATTGCTAATCATCTGCCGCCAGGTTGCCCGCAGGGGTGGAACGATCTTGGCAAATGGTTCAACACCATTGCCAACGTCGCCAAGCGTGTCATTCCTGGAGCATTTCCTCTCGTCAGCACCGCCCAAATGATTCTTAACGGCATGGGCGCGACACAGCAAGCCAAGGCTTTGCCTGACGTGATTAGGGGTGCCCAGCAGGTGTACACGCTCGCGAAGGGTGGTATGGGCCGCGGTGGCAAACCGCGTGTACCAGCCGCCCAGGTCATACAAGCTGCCGCTCGTCGCCGTCAGGCGCAACGTCAGCAGAAACCGGCGCTGCACAACTTTGGGCAGCCCGGGTTCGGAGGTCAGCGTAAGGGTAACCGGGTTCAACAGTTTTCGCAAATGTCTTGATCGACCTGCGAGGATTGCCGGCTGCCAAGAAACCCGCGTAATCATTTACGCGCGGGGTCAGACTCGCATGACAGCGATACAATTGGATGCCCACCAGGTCAGGGCAACAGTTAAGACAAGAACCATTAAACACGTGGGACATGACTAGTCCACTAACCAACTCAGGTTAGCCGTTGTTGGGTCTAACGACTCAGCATTAAAAGAGGTTGAATTCCTCTCTATGGTTGAGAAAGGAC